TTTCTAAACAAAAGCCCCCCACCCCTATATATTTTTTCTGATACAATTCGCGCATAAACCCACAAAAAGGTTTTTCATGACAATTATGGTAGTTCCATCCGATAAGGATGTTCCTTTGATCCAAGATATCGAGGGTACCCCGGCTGACATTGCTGCTAGAGTTGAAGTATTTTTTAATACCGCACGAGTCATCGAAGAAGCTGGTGGAGACGTTGAGGTAGACGAAGAAGCAAGGGATGAGTCCCGGGCTATTTTTAATGGTGCCGATAATGCACCGGCTATTCCTACGTCTTCTGCAGTTGCACTGCATCTAAAAGCATTAGTCAACGAATACGACCACCAAGTTTTAGAATCTAATATCCAAGCTAGGCAGTACATCGTCAACCGCTTGCTATCCCTCTCAGATCCAAACCCCACAAAAGACGCAGACGGCAAAGAGATCCCTGCGCCAAAACCAATGGAGCAACTTAAAGCCTTAGAAATGCTAGGAAAAGTTAGCGAGATTGGATTATTTACCGAACGGGTTGAAATTAGTATCAACACCAAAACTACCGAAGAACTCGAGGCAGACCTAGTAAAAACCCTAAGCCGTTACATGAATGGCGCCAAGATAGTCGACGAGGAAATAGACCCAGTACTAGGGGTGGATTTAGATGTAGAACTTGGCAGGGTTAAAAAAGTGGAAGTGGATATAGATAATGAGCAAGCTGGATAGCGTGTGTTTGTAGAAAAAACTAAACTTTCAGACTTTACTCCCGAGGAACTTCAAAGGGCGATAAGGAATGCACCCCCGACGGCTAAATTACACATTGCGGCACTAAAAAATGAGCTTACATTAAGGGCAGAACGCACTACTTCAGAAGAAGATTTTATGGTGTTTGTCAAAGAAATGTGGCCTAATTTTATTCATGGAAGACATCACGAACGAATGGCGAAAGCCTTTGAGGAGGTAGCGAATGGAACATGCAAGCGTCTTATTATTAACATGCCTCCTCGTCATACTAAGTCTGAATTTGCTAGCTACTTGCTTCCTGCGTGGTTCTTGGGACGGTTTCCTCATAAAAAGGTCATTCAAACGAGCCATACTGCGGAATTGGCAGTGGGTTTTGGACGGAAAGTTCGTAACTTGGTTGATTCCGACCCTTATAAAAGAATATTTCCGAAAGTTGCGCTACAGTCTGACTCTAAAGCTGCTGGGCGGTGGAACACTAACTTTGGCGGAGACTACTTTGCGATTGGTGTGGGTGGTGCAGTCACGGGTAAAGGAGCTGATATACTCATTATTGACGATCCTCACTCGGAACAAGAGGCGGCGCTAGCCCAAATTAACCCTGATATTTACAATAAGACGTATGAGTGGTATACCTCGGGTCCTAGACAGCGTTTACAACCGGGTGGGGCCATCGTTATTGTGATGACTCGGTGGTCAATGCGGGATTTAACCGCACAAGTAATCAAAGCAGCAGCCCAAAGGGGTGGAGACGAGTGGAAAGTTATTGAATTCCCTGCTATTTTGCCCTCCGGAGACCCGCTATGGCCTGAATTTTGGAGCAAAGCAGAGCTAGAAGTCCTCCACGAGGAGTTGCCTAACTCAAAATGGATGGCGCAGTACCAACAACAGCCTACCGCAGACTCAAATGCCATTATTAAACGAGAATGGTGGAAAAGATGGGAGCATGATGATCCTCCTAGGTGTGAATTTCTAATCCAGTCGTGGGATACGGCGTTTACTAAGAACGAACGCTCAGATTACTCAGCTTGTACAACGTGGGGAGTCTTTTATCAGCCAGATGACACGGGTAAAGACCAAGCAAATATTATTTTATTAAATACGGTTAAAGAACGCCTAGAATTCCCTGAGTTAAAAGTACGGGCTATGGAGCAATATAGGGAATATGAGCCTGATGCACTGATTGTTGAGGCTAAAGCGTCAGGTGCGCCGTTGGTTTATGAGCTTCGGGCGATGGGAATACCGGTGCAAGAGTTTACTCCAACTAGAGGTAATGATAAGATAGCGAGATTAAATGCGGTTGCAGACATGTTTGCTTCGGGAAAAGTGTGGGTGCCAAATACGCATTGGGCGGACGAATTAGTAGAAGAAGTTGCAAGCTTTCCGAGTGGTGAGCATGATGACTTAGTAGATTCAATGACGCAGGCACTATTACGCTATAGAAGAGGCGGGTTTATTAGGCTAGATTCAGATGAAGAAGATGAGCCAAAATATTTTAAATCCAGCAGGAATGTTGGGTATTACAACGTATAAGCAGAACTATGGACTACGAAGCACTACTTAACTTACCAGATATTACACATCTCTTTGAAACGGAAAGAGGGTCAAAGTATGCGCAGCATTCAGATGCAACTACAACCCGTAATCGTAGTGGATCAGCACACGCCGATACAACTGAAGGCATACAACCAAGGTCCGGCAAAACAGTTTATATGGACCCAATATCCGCAAGAAATGTGGCGGGGCATTTTCAAAATCCAGATATGGCTACAAGATTCACGCCGGTATTAGATGTTGAAGGAAAACCTACTGGAAGAGCGGCTCTTGATTTGTTAGAAGATTATGGGCCTAAAAAAGCGGGTACTAGATTAGGAACAGCGCCGTATGAAACTGCTCCAAAAGTGGGTATGGTCCCCGTAGAAATAATGAACCCAGAAAGTAAAATTGGAGACACCGGTAAGGGCGTTCATTTTGGGAATAAAATTACTTCCGTTAAATCTTCTGGTGGTGGGGGCGGGGCTTCTGGCGCAGGGGACATAAGTTTTATGAAAGGCATAGGGCGTGGGAATACTCCTCTTTATGCTAAAGGCGGGACAATTAAAATGCCAAAAGAATATTCTGCTGGTAGTTGGAAATTAATTTAAGGATAAATAATGGCAACTAATATTGATAAAGCACTGTACGCAGCTCCAGAGGGATTAGACCAGCTCGCGGAAGGACCTGATTTAGAAATTGAAATTGAAGATCCTGAAGCAGTGCGCATCGGTATAGATGGCATGGAAATTGAGCTAGAGAAAGAAGACAAAGGCCCAGATGAGTTTGGCGCCAACTTAGCGGAGTACATGGACGACCGTGATCTTGTGCAAATAGTTGGGGACTTGATTGGTGACTACGAGGATGATTTAGCTTCTCGTAAAGATTGGATTCAAACATACGTTGACGGCTTACAACTCCTCGGTATGAAGATCGAAGACCGAATGGAGCCTTGGCCCGGCGCTTGTGGTGTATATCACCCTATCATGAGTGAAGCGTTAGTTAAATTCCAAGCAGAAACAATGATGTCTACGTTCCCTGCTGCAGGCCCAGTTAAAACACAAATCATCGGCAAAGAAACTCCAGAGAAGAAAAAATCTGCGGAGCGAGTTAGAGATGATATGAACTACCAGCTAACAGACAAAATGACGGAGTATCGTCCTGAGCATGAGCGCATGTTGTGGGGCTTGGGTCTTGCAGGTAATGCGTTTAAAAAAGTATATATGGATCCATCGTTGGATCGCCAAGTGGCAATGTATGTTCCTGCTGAAGATATTGTTGTTCCTTACGGAGCGTCTAGTATTGAGTCTGCAGAGCGTGTAACCCATGTTATGCGGAAAACAGAGAATGAGCTGCGCCGATTACAAGTTGCAGGGTTTTATTGCGATGTAGATCTGGGTACGCCCGACAACGTTTTAGACGAAGTCGAGAAAAAGATTGCTGAGAAACTTGGCTTTCGTGCTACTTCGGATGACCGCTACAAAATCCTTGAAATGCATGTCCACTTAGATTTACCCGGATATGAACACGAAGATGAAGATGGAGAACCTACAGGTATAGCGTTACCTTACGTAGTAACTATTGAAAAAGGTAGCAACACCGTACTAGCGATCCGTCGTAACTGGGAGCCAGATGATGATACGCACCAAAAACGGCAGCACTTTGTCCATTATGGATATGTTCCGGGCTTTGGGTTTTATTGCTTTGGCCTTATCCATCTCATCGGCGCTTTTGCTAAGTCTGGCACTTCTATTCTTAGGCAGCTCGTTGACGCAGGATCCCTTGCTAACTTGCCGGGTGGCTTTAAGACCCGTGGCTTGCGAGTCAAAGGTGACGACACACCGATAGCACCCGGAGAGTTCCGTGACGTAGATGTACCAAGCGGCACGATGAAAGACAACATTATGACCCTCCCTTACAAGGAGCCAAGTCAGGTGTTAGCAGGGCTATTAGATAAGATTATTCAAGAAGGCCGTTCGTTTGCATCTGCTACTGATCTGCAGGTGTCGGATATGTCAGCCAATGCGCCAGTAGGTACAACGTTAGCAATTTTAGAGCGTACCCTCAAGGTAATGTCCGCTGTTCAAGCTCGTATCCACTATTCGATGAAACAAGAGTTTAGACTCTTAAAAAGAATCATTGCAGACTACACACCAGAGGAATACACGTACGAGCCTACAGCAGGTTCTCCTCGCGCTAAGAAGTCAGACTACGATGATGTAGAAGTTATCCCAGTATCTGATCCTAACGCAAGCACGATGGCACAGAAGATTGTGCAGTATCAAGCGGTTCTTCAATTAGCTCAAGGCGCCCCACAGCTATACAACCTACCTTTATTGCACCGCGATATGTTAGAGGCGCTAGGTATTAAAAACGCTTCTAAGTTAGTGCCAATGGCGGAAGATCAAAAGCCAGAAGATCCTGTTTCAGAGAATCAAAACTTATTAATGATGAAGCCGGTCAAAGCGTTCCAGTACCAAGACCAGCAGGCGCATATTGCCGTCCATATGTCATTCTTGCAAGATCCAAAGATCCAAGCGTTAATGCAAAACAACCCACTGGCTAAAGCAGTCGAAGCGGCAGCAATGGCGCATATTAATGAGCATTTAGGGTTCCAGTACCGGATACAGATTGAGCAGCAATTAGGAATGTCCTTACCAGCACAGAAGGATGAGTCTGGAGAAGATAACAACATGGACCCAGAAGTCGAAGCTAAGTTGGCTCCGTTACTTGCTCAAGCAGCTACCCAGTTGTTACAAGTAAATCAGAGTCAAGTTCAGCAACAACAAGCGCAACAACAGGCACAAGATCCGATAATTCAGATGCAGCAGCAAGAACTACAGATTAAAGCCGCCGAGCAGCAACGTAAGGTCCAGAAAGACCAGACAGATGCACAGCTTAAGATACAACAGATGCAGATTGAACGGGAACGTATTCAGACCCAAGCGCAGTTAGAAAGCGCAAAAACAGCAGTACAAATGCAGCAGGAAAAAGAAAGATTAGGTCTAGAGCTTACCAAACATGCCGCAGACCATTTGCATGAGCAGACAAAACAACACAAAGACTTGATGGTAAAAGGGTTAGATAGCGCATTTAAACATGGTAATGCTGCACAACAGCATGAACTAGCTATGAACCAACCCAAGCAAAAAGCGAAAGGTAAATAATGGACGTATCCGACGTTCTAGTACAAGAGCTAGACGAAAGAGTAACGTATTTAAAAGATTGGTTAATAACTGGAGTAGCCAAAGACTACCCGGAGTACCAAAAAGTGTGTGGCGAAGTTAAAGGTCTACTTACTGCGCGTGGAAATATCTTAGACCTTAAACAAAAAATGGAGAACTCTGATGAGTGAAATCCTTATTGGCTCAAACCCCAATAAACCAGAAGTAGTAGGATCATATAGTTTTACCGCATCAAACGAAGAAAAGGCACAACAGCTCCCAAACCCTTCTGGATACCGTATTCTTTGCGCTATTCCTGAAGTTGAAGAAGAGTATGAAAGTGGCATATTAAAAGCTGGCGACACCATTAATTACGAAGAAAAGCTGGCAACAGTCCTATTTGTAGTCAATATGGGGCCTGATTGTTACAAAGACGAAAAAAGGTTCCCTACTGGTCCTTGGTGTAAGCAGGGCGACTTTGTAATTGTTAGACCAAATGCTGGAACACGATTATTAATTCATGGTCGTGAATTTCGTATGATTAATGATGATTCTGTGGAAGCTGTAGTTCAAGATCCACGTGGCATTAAACGCGCTTAAGGAGGCCCCAAATGGCTGAAATACAAAAAGACGAGTACAAGTTTCCTGATGAAATTGAAGACAAAGACAAGCCCGAAGGGGATTCTGAGTTTGAAATTGAAATTGAGGACGATCTTCCACCAGAAGATAGAGACAAAGAACCCATGCCTAAAGAGATTGTTAAACAACTCGAAGAGGATGAATTAGACAAATATGAAGGTGAAACCAAAGAAAAGCTCAAACAGCTTAAAAAGGTTTGGAACGACGAACGTAGGGATAAAGAATCTGCCCAACGGGAGCAAAGAGAAGCTATAGACCTTGCTAATAAAGTCCTAGCAGAGAACAAAGCTTTAAAAGCCAAGCTAAATACCGGTGAAAAAATGCTGGTTAGCTCTTTTAAGGAGTCTGTTCAAAACGAGACGGATTTAGCGAAGCGGGAATACCGGGAGGCGTATGAATCCGGGGATACTGACAAGATTATTGAGGCCCAAGAGAAGCTTACTTTGGCTAAAATACGTGCTGACCGAATCTCTAATTATCAACCTGCGGAAGAACAAGCTTTACAAGAAGCAGAAAATGTAGTACAAAGAGAACAATCGGCAAGGGTACAACCGGATCGACGAGCTGCTGCGTGGCAAGAGCGCAATAGCTGGTTTGGTCAAGACGAAGAAATGACTAGTCTAGCGTTGGGCCTGCACGAGAAATTAAAACGAAACGGTGTTAACATCGGTTCAGATGAGTATTACGACAATATTGACAAAACAATACGTCGCCGGTTTCCAGAATCCTTTGAGGACGAAGAGACTGAAAAAGCAGCTAAAGACGAAGAGCCACAAAAATCTTCTCGTTCAAAGGCTAGTACGGTTGTAGCGCCAGCAACACGAAGTACTTCACCTAAGAAAATTAGGTTAACTACCTCGCAAGTCCAAATTGCCAAGAAATTAGGACTGACCCCTGAGCAATATGCCCGTGAAATTACTAAACTGGAGGCCCAAAATGGCTGAAGTAAGAACAAAACGTGATGTAGAAACCCGTGCAGTTTATGAGCGCCCTACAGAGTGGTCGCAACCTGAATTGCTCCCTGAGCCTGACAAAGAGGCTGGTTTTTCATATCGGTGGATTCGTGTCTCAAACTTAAATGTGGCTGACCCGCGCAATCTTTCTGCAAAATTGAGAGAAGGCTGGGAACCCGTTAGAGTTGAGGAGCAACCCAAATTCCAACTCTTAATCGATCCCAATAGTCGCTTTAAGGACAATATTGAGATTGGTGGATTATTACTTTGCAAGACTCCAACTGAGTTTGTTGAACAACGCAATGCGCACTACGCAAAGCAGACACAAGCCCAAACGGATGCTGTAGACAATAATCTTATGCGCCAAAGTGACCCAAGGATGCCGCTCTTCAAAGAGAACAAATCCTCGACGAGCTTTGGTAAAGGTTCTTAATTTTTTTATCTAGGAGATTTAAATGGCTTATCCAACCGTTTCAGCTCCCTCCGGTCTAATCCCCGTCAACCGAGTAGACTTCCTGCCATATGCTGGCGCGACCCGTCTACTGCCAATTTCCAGTACTTATAATACTGCGATTTTTGACGGTGACGTTGTAATGATCAAAGGTGGCAATATTATTAAATCGAACGTTACTATTGATTCAACCACAGACAACACCGCTAACTTAACTTATGGTGTTTTTGTTGGTGTTCAGTACATTAACGGTCAGAGTCAAACTGTTCAAGCTCAGTATTACCCCGGTAATTCTGTAAGCTCGGCTTTCGGCTATGTTGTTGACGATCCTATGGCAGCGTTTAAAGTAGCTATTACCTATTCTGGTAACACTACTATTACGACAGCTAACTCGTCTATCGTTGGTACGAACCAAACTCTACGTCAAGGTACAGGATCCACCACTACTGGTGATTCCGCCGTTTCGCTTATTGCTCCAGTAGTTGGTAGCGGTAATAGCTCATTGGCACCTGTTCGTGTGATTGCAGTAGTTCCTGAGACAGCCACTGGCTCAAATGCCTACACGGAAGTTATCGTGAAGTTCACTAACCCCCAAATTCTGTTGGCTGCGGCCCAGAATTACGTTTAAGGAGCTAATTAAATGGCTATTTCACGCGCACAACTACTGAAAGAGTTGCTCCCCGGATTGAACGCATTGTTCGGTTTAGAGTATGCTCGCTACGGTGAAGAACACAAAGAGATCTACGAAACTGAGACCTCAGAGCGTTCTTTCGAAGAAGAAACAAAGCTTTCTGGCTTTTCT